CATAGGCTTTCTTATCGTGGCGTATGAGCATCTGCACACGGATAGCCAGTGATCTTGCCACCAACTCCTTTAAACGAATATACCCTGAATACAAAGGTTTCAGGGCATTGTTCGTGGCTGCGATAGCCATCTCAGAGCCTCCTACGCTCTGGTTAGGATCTGGTGTTGAGGCATCAGCCACACGGTTTATGCCTGTGAGATCTCGGATAAATTCCAGGTTCATCTCAAAAAGGGCCATAAACTCGTTCAGTTGAGGTCCGATACCACCCACAAGTTCCTGTATGGGCCTGACACCACCGGGAATATTTGGTTTGCCCATGTGGGTAGTCAGTTTGAAAAGCAGGTCACCGGTGTCTCTGCGGATACTGAGAATATCCAACGGCTCCATCTTGTTCCCTCCCAACTTCATGTTCATCAGGGATGAGTATTCGATGGCGATACCAGATGGGGCAGCCATAGCCAGTGCGTTCTGCATCTTCAGCCATGTCAGTTGGATCTCATCAAGGTTGGGTACGGCAAGAGACACAATAGACCGTCCGGGCAGTTTGTAGAATTTATAAGACAGTTCAACCTCTTTCTTGCCTGGTCTTGGGACATCGTACTGTAAACCGTAGTCATAGACATAATCTGTGCCAATAATCCACTTTGCACGGTACACGACCTTGGTGCGCTTGACGGTGGTTTTTCTGTTTTCGGTGTCATAGATCTTTCCCTCTTTTTCCTCGTAGGTCCAGGTTTCTCCACGGGCGTTCTTTCGTGTCGTAAAGAACTTCTGATTGACAGCGAACCACTCAGCGTCCACTATATCGATCATAAAGTTATCATACCTCCATCCACCGCCACGGATCTTCAGATCATCCTCAGACCACGATGAAAGGGTTTGATTGGCGTTACGTCCGTTGTAGAATTGGGCCAGTTGGCGTAGGGTGTCCTCAGATAGTTCGGTGTTCTTGCGGATGTTGCTGATCGATTCCTGTACGATCTCCCCTGCATATTCGGAGTTACGGTGATCCCAATGCCGGCTGTACTGCATGATCAGTTGGACGGGATCCACGTATCTGACCTTCGCTTTTCGGGTGTACCTGTCGGTAAAGTCTTTTACTGCTGCACAGTTGACGGTGGAGAAATCATCGAACATCTTGCGTTTTGTCTCTTTCCAATCTGAGATGTAGAATGAATAGACCAGTGCTTCCTCGATGTCAGTCTCTTTGGCCAGTTTGAACCCACCGGCCTGATTATGGATCTCCAACTCATCGATGTTATCCGGCAGCCACTCTGGTTCGGGGGTGTACCCTGCGAACTGGTTCACTGCATCCAGGATAGGCTTGTACTTACCCTTGAACCATTTGCGTAATTTATTCAGTTCACGGGTTTCTGTGCTTTTGGGGTCCACGGCAGAGGCCACGATCTTGTGATCCTGTTCCTCAAAGATCCCCCGAATGATATGCAGGAACTTGGGCATGACAGAAAAGATCTCCCAATTCACGTTGAGGTATCCGACAGCGTTCCCGTCCTCATCGGATTCATCCAGTAAAACGTCCTGATATTTCTCTACCGGTTGGTTACCGGCAGCATAAAGGCGTAAGTTGTTTAGTTCATCGATGGTTGAGTAGGGGATCCCCGTGCGGTCAGTTACATAGGCAGCGTATATTGCCTCACACCACTTCCTCGACCACTCTCCGTCCTTCTTGTCAACAGGTATTTCATCCTTCGGGAACGGATAACTACCATGCTGATAGGAACTTATTGTGTTAATGGCAACCTCCGGCATAGTTCTTTGTTTTGCCTAATATAAGTAATTTAACGCCTATTATACGTGCGCTTGCGTACAAAGTTGTCAATAGTGACTTCTTCATTCTCTATTTCTTCTATCTCGTCATAGATCCCGGCAGTACCCAAAAGGGCATATCCACCGGCTGTAAACAGGTCATAATCGGTCATTTCCTCCGGACCGCCAATATCCCGACATTCCTCTAAAAGTTCGATATGGTTTTCCTCATCAGCCTCAAACTCTATGAAGGTCATATACTCACCAAAAATGTCCTGTTTGATCTTATCGTTGGTATTGGCACCGGGCGTTTTACCCTGTTGAAAAGTTTTTGGATCCACTCTGTAAAGCAGGAACCCTGCGTAACCACGTTGTTCAAAGTAATCCCAGATCAGATCCACGTTTATCTCCGGGAACATGGCCACCCCGTAATAGACACACATCATCAGCATATCTTCCGCATACTCGTACTTATCATAGGTCCGTTGGTTGTACGTGCAGACGAATTTTCTTTTCATGGAGAAATCACCATCCTTGATCTTTCCTTTCCGGACCACGGCCCCTCCCCCTTTGGATTTGCGGTTCCCCTCGGTCTTGTTGAACTTAAACGGGTCGGACCCGGCCACTCCCCAGGATGAGTTTCCCGGCTTCCATGATTCAAGGATCTCATCCCAATACTTGCGGTTGCTCTCACTATCGTTCAACTGGTGCGAAACCCTGAACTTACCTCCTTTACGTGCTATAAACTCTACACGGCTGTCACGGTTATTGTTCACCCACCGGAAATCACCCTCGATGGGCAACTCACTGGCCGGCTTAAATCTCAGGTCATCGATGTATGTTTCCAGTTTTTGCATATTGAAACCTGATGACTTGGATGCTGTGCGGAAACATTCGGTGAAACTCATGGGGTACAGGCGTATTTCCTCAGAAAGACCCTCGTAGTCACCTGCATCGATGTACCCCTTTCTACGGTTGAGTAGATATTCCTTGGCTCCTATCCTTCGGCCAATATACTCAGCCTGTTCCTTGGTGGGTGTATCGATGACTGACATCCCAAACTTATCAATGAATCCCTGTAATCCCTCGTAGGCAGGAAGGAACAGGTTCACCAGGCCGGACCGTGTTTGTCCGTTGGGTGTCCTCTGGAAATAGTCGGACATCATGCACTGGTGCTTGAAGATCTTCCCACCGCCACGCTCCATCTCGCCCACTGTTGATGTTTTGATGGTGAACCCGATGATCTCCGATCCCATCACCAGACACTCTTTCACGACCAGATGGCGATCCCAACAGGACAGTCCTTTCTTCAGTTTACCTACCTCATCGTCATGGTGGACGTACAGTTTATCACCGTCATAGGTACCTGCATCAGCCGGTCCGAAGTTGATCATCGATTCAAGGCCGATCTCTGAGACAGCCAGTGATCCTTTACTGGACAGCCTTTTTGCCGGTGGGGAGAAAGACAGTTCTGTTTTCGGTGATGTGGATCCTTCGTAGTTGGGCCTGAAGAAGAACGGCAGTTTCTTCCAGGGAGCGACCAGATGTTTCAGGAAGCATTTACGGCCCTGTACCTCGTTCATCGATTGGATCCCTCCCCAGGCACCGATGGTCCGGGAGATGATTTCGTAGTTGATGCACTCTGCTTTGTATGTGGCTCCCTCCCTACGGTGCTTGGGGTAATTGAATCCGTAGAACACCCGGCCCCCTGTCTCCACCATGTCGTACCAACCGGTGTCCTCGTTGATGATGGCGTTACCCTTATCGTCTAAGTTCTTGAAGGTCTTTGTTTCTGTGTGGACCATACGGGCAAAGAGGAAGAATTTTCTATCCCGGTCACGATACTTGGGTAGGCCAACGTCAAGGTTCCACCAACAACAGTAGAAATAGTGCCAACCGTCAATGTATGTCGGCTTTCCGTTGTTGTAGAACCAGTACCCATTAAGACGGTGGTACCATTGTTTGCGGATGAATTTGATTTCTTCCTCATAAATATCCTGATTCTTCTGAAGTTCATCCCAGATCTCATCGATGGTTTCAAACTTACGTTGAGCCTCTTTTAATCGTCTGGGTAGTTTGGGGGGTCTGAAATACTGATCTTTGGCCGGTAGGCCGAAATTGGCAATCTTATGTGGTTCGGGTGGGTTTGGGAGATCGATCCTTATGGGTGTCAGATCCTTATCGTCTGTGTTGACCCAGAGATAGCGATCTGCCCTTTTGTATTGAGACAATATAGCCGGCTCTACCTCATCACTGTATCTCTTGATCAGATATAGGCTGTTCATCGTTTGCTAACTTTAATGCAATATCCTCCGGCCTCAACTGCAACCGTTCTTCCTCCATGTACCGTAGCACCGCATCTCTGATATAGGGGTTATCATCCTCGTTCAGCAGGTCCACCATTGTCTGTTCCAGTTCCTCCTGTATGTTTCTCAGGTCCGGGATCCTCTTGGTGGCTCCTTCCATGACCTCCAACATGACGTTGTAGTAACTGGCCTCGATGGTGACCAGGTAGGTGTACTTGAATGACCTCTGGATACGGACGAACTCAACGATCTTACGGTTGACGGTCACGTTTCCACCCTTCATCATATCCTCCACAGGATCCTGAAACAGTCCTTTCTCATCCATCTCAAAGCCAACATCGTGCGCTATCTCGACCTTCCGCTTCAGTACATCGGTGTACTTGGCCCTGTATGGGGTTGATTTGTCGTACATACACAGGATGAATAGCATGACCATCTCATTATCCAGTTCTGGACCGGGAGATTTCTTCAGGATGGTAAACTTCGCAAGTTCGGGGTAAACCTTGAAGATTGAGGATCCTTCGGGGATCTTCATGGGGTTATACATCATCCCCCTGAACTCTATATTTGTGAATTGACTGTTCATACAACAGCAAGTATATCATGTCGTTGCATCCGGTACAGTTTACGTCCCCCGTCCAGTTTGGCATGGTACTCATATTCGACAGGTATATCCCGGATCCGCTTCATAATGACTGTATCGCCTACATTCAGATCATAGTGGTTATCAGACTTATACGCATCCCTGTATTTACTGTTCGGTTCGCCCATATACGCTATTTTTCCATAGGTTACATGGGTTTTTGAGGGTTGGCGCATATCCACCAGTTCGATTCCTTTGTCATTGGCCTCCTTGTTGAGGCGTATCCATTCGGGATCCTCCTGTGGCTCGACCAGTAGGTATCCGTTCACGGGAATGATCTGTCCATCACGGATGACTGCATAGATGTTGTGGTATTTGAGAAAGATCCACACTTCATTGAAATACTTAACAAAGTGCTTTCTCTCTGGTCTGAGGCAGTTCTGGACAGCCAGATAGTACATCACCA